CGATTGGACTCGAGTTTGTGAATCACCCAATCCTACGCGATTTAGTGGGACGCGACTATCACCCAACCTCGGTATGCTCGTTTGAAAACAAGCAGATGATCCGCTTTGTGAACTACTCCATTACGGATACAGGAAACTACGATATGAAGGAAGGACATTACTCAGCCAATCACAAGGTTCGCACTCAAAATGTCGTCTGGAACGAAGATGGAACCACAGTCATCATGAAGGATTCGTCTGTGACTTTACCTAGACGACCCCATCACATTCTAGGCATTGAAGACGTGCGTCTCTATCGAGATGCAGACAATGAGATTCGCTTCTTTGGAATTACCGGCGAGTATTCAGACAAGATTCGTATTCTGTCAGGCATCTGCGATTTGGAAACCGGTGAGTATCGCAACCCAGTTCTGTTGGAATCACCCTTGAACGCAGACTGTGAGAAGAACTGGATTCCCGTGAGTGGAACCGACGATGTCATCTATTCATGGAACCCTCTTCGTATTGGTCAAATTGAAGGAAACCAGTTAGTCTTCAAACAAACCTTGAAGACTCCTGACTTCTTCCGTCATTTACGCGGGTCCGCAGTGCCTACCCGAGTTAAGGACGAGTTGTGGTGTCTAGTTCATTATGTTCATCATTCAACACCTCGCAAGTATTATCACTGCATTGTCAAGTTGGATGCTACGACCTACCAACCCAAGTGTATTTCACTTCCATTCGTCTTCCGCAAAGAAGGGATTGAATATTGCTTGAGCATGACCTATGGAAAAAATGAGTTGGAATTCATCTTTTCGTCGTGGGATGATAACCCGTGTAGCACACGAGTTCCATTGGAACTGCTTGAGTGGATTCAAGTGTAGAGTCGCTTCCACGATTCATTGGTGACCTGACCCAAGTCCTGTAGGATGTGCTGAACCATATCGCTATCGATACAACATGGAAGTTGAATCTTGGTGTAGAACTTGTAACTCTTTGCAGTGGCTTCGTCTGCGATGCGCAGAAGGTTGATACGCGTGGTTAAGGTTTCCAATGCACGAATCAAGGTACGCACACCTTCTTCTTCAGACGAGTATTCGCGAATCATCAACTTGATAGCCTCGCTCGTGATGGTCAAGTCCTTGAAGTTGGTGCGCTCCAACATCTGTGGCCAGATGTACTTTTCCACAATCTGGAACTTGTCGTCGGCTGAATAGCCCGAGCAGTGAATGACCTGCATACGGTCTTTGAGAATCGGGTGGACCTTGTTCTCGTCGTTGAACGAGAAGACGAACAAGCACTGCGAAAGGTCGATGTCAATTCCTGCAAAGTATCGGTCATGGAACTGGGTGTTCTGTGATCGGTCTGTCAAGTGAATCAGCATGGAGACAATCTCTTGACCTTGTGCGGTATCGGATATCTTATCTAATTCGTCAAAGTACATGACTGGGTTCATCGACCGAGCGTTGATAAGACTGTCGACAACCCGACCCCACATACTTCCTTCGTAGGTGAAACTATGTCCTACGAAGTTAGCACTATCGGTCGCACCCCCTAAACTGAAGAACTCGAAGGGACGCTTCAAGACATTCGCAACACCGTTCTTCGCAAAGCTGGTCTTGCCTACACCCATGGGTCCTTTGAGTGCAATGACATTGCCGATACTTCCTGGATTCGCAATCCATTGAGCGAGGATTTGCATGATTTGAGTCTTTGCAGTTTGCATTCCATACACAGCCTTGTCGAGGGATTGACGCGTGTCTCCTAAGAACTTCGCACATGGCACAGGTCCATCGTCGAGCTTGACGGGTAATGAAACGATTTGTCCGAAGGGAATGCGCATGAATCCATCAATCCACGAACGGAGCTTGTGTGTATCTCCACCCCCTTCCTCTTCCATTTGGTCGAGCATGTCCAACTTCTTGATGACAGAAGCCTTAATAGGGTCTGGAATCGGCAACTCGAGAATGCGGAACTTGCGAGGCACATCTCCTTCGGCAACCAAGGCTTGAATCTGCTTCATGTGCTTGTTGAGCTTCTTGCGCTTGGAGCGTGTCAACTCGTCGTAGTAGTCCTGCTCTTCGTCGTTCAACATCAGTGGTGAATCCTCCGACTCTTTGTCGTCCTTCTTAGGAGGCTTCTTCATTCGCAGACTGTTGCCACGAGGCGCGTACTTGTCCATGAGGTAGCCGATGAATCCATCTTCTTCCTCTTCAGATTCATCCGAGTCTTCGTAGACTTCATTTCCCCGACGATTGTCGATTTCGATCTTGATGCGACCGTTCTTGGGGAGAGGGATGGTGATGTTCTTGGTACCGCCTTCCTCCTCAGATTCGGATTCGGATTCGGATTCGTCCTCGTCTTCATCATCATCAAGCGCTTCGTCCTCGGATTCTTCGTCCTCGGAGGGAGGCTCGTAGTCTTCGTCTTCGGATTCGGACTCTTCTTCCTTCTCTTTTAAGGTCTCGTCTTCAACCCACTTGACATTTTTATCACGTTGTCGAAGGTTATATCGGCGAGGCATCCTTGCTGCCTCTCAAGGAAAAAAGAGAAGACAATCCGTTTTTCCATCGGTTATATAATGGAAGAACTCGAGAAGGTTGTCAATCGATTAGCCCTAGAAAATGATAAGAAAGCCGCCGCCGATCCTATCACCAAAGAAAGCTTATCCATTGTTCATCAGTTCTTGAAGGACTATGCGGTGATGTGTTATGGTGGCACGGCGATCAACAACTTACTGCCTCCCGAAGACCGATTTTATGACCCCGAGACGACGGTGCCCGATTATGACTTTTACAGTCGAACACCGCAAGAACATGCGATGACCTTGGCCGATAAGCTTTCGGCAGCTGGAATCATTAATGTGGAAGTCAAGCCAGGGATGCATCTTGGAACCTTCAAGGTCTTTGCAAACTTCGAAGGTGTTGCAGACATTACCCATTTGGATAAGGATATCTTTGAACGAGTGTGGAAAGAGAATATGGTGGTTGATGGGATTCACTATGTGACCCCTAACTTTCTGCGGTTGTCCATGTATCTTGAGTTATCACGACCTCGTGGCGATGTATCTCGATGGAAGAAGGTGTATGAACGATTGATACTCTTAAACACACACTATCCTATGGTCTGTCCCTCTCACATTCAAAAAGAAGAAACTCCTGCAACCGAAGAGAACCGCAAGGAAGTCGAGTCCATCTTGAAGCGACACGATGTAGTCTTGTTGGGCATCACAGCCTCTCAACTTCATCAAGGTAGGACTCCTAAATGGTCTGCACCGATCACCATTCTTGCAGAGGCCAAGACGTTGGAAACCCTTTCAGAAGGAAAGAAGACCGAAGTGCATACAGGTTCAGAAATTCTACCTCCACACACAGACATTTTTGATAAAGACGGAAATGTGATGGTACGCGTCCACGAAACTGCAGCCTGTCACAGCTACCACACGATGGCGAGTGGAATTAAGGTTGCATCCATTCCCACAATGCTTCAGTTTGTGTTTGCCTACATGTATTCAGGGGTTCACGAAGACGAAATTACACATTTGATGTGTGTCGCTCAACGATTGGTGGATTTGGCGAATCACAAGGAAAAGCGGCGATACGCCCTCTTAACGCCTACAGATTGTCTAGGCACTCAAGAGACATTGATTGATATGAAGAAGCACAAGGCAGAGTTGTATGCGAAGCTCTCGACAGACAAATCCTCTGTGGACTTTTTGAAGTTCTTTTTCAGTTATAACCCAAAGACGACCAAGACCAAGAAACAGAAATTGAAAGATGACCTAAAGAAGACTCGCAAGGCTAGGTACGAAAGCTCCTACTAAGTCCATTAAACGCAAGTCCAGCGCAGTTTGTACAGGCTGTGATCTCTTTGCGCCCTTGAAGGAAGTCTAGATACGAACCTGTTGCATTAGGGGTTTGGTTCTGAAACGCATTTGCACCTGTTGTGGATGCAAAGGTTTGGTAGACCAATTGAATTCGCTTACTTGCGACTACATCGGATGTGTATTGCTTTCGCAACACTGTAATGCCTGAAAAATCAATGCCTCGTTGACCTCCTGAACTCATATTGATGTTTACGCAGAATATAAACGACCAATGTACCAGCTGATATCAAAGTAATTGGGTCCTGCAGCCTTGCGGTCCAAGTCGTCTGGAAGTGGTTCACTCACCATCTTCTTGATTTCCGCATAGTTCAATGAACGAGCATAATAGGTCAATCGAGACAAGACACCGTTCCAATCCGATCCAATGGCAACCACCGCATCATTCAATTGGGGCAACTGTCCCAGTGTATGATGTTTGCGTAACATACCATTGATGTAGATATCCACTGAATGCTGGTCGACGACCAAGGCAAAGTGCATCCATTTCAGGGCAGGGATGCTCGGAATCAAAATCGTTTCAGTGGTTCCATAGGTATCGATTGCGACCAACAAGGAGTTGGAGGTCGAATCCAAATACACGCCTGGCGAATCATTCTTGGAGAAGATGCGTCGTTTTGTGCCATATCCCTTTGTGAAATCCTTCACTAGAATCCACGACGTAAAGGAATAAGTCAATCCTTCCGCTTGGTTGTTCGACCGAGGCAACTGAGTTGGAAACGACTGACGGGTCTCTCCTGGAATGGAGTAGTCAAACACTACATATTTTCCATCGGTATCCGGTGGCCTTGCATAGGTCATCATGTAGTAAATAAAGATAACTACTAAAAGCACTCCTGCTACAATCGCAATGCTCATTGTACTTTACCTAGACACAAAACCACGCGATGTGAGTCGCAATCCACTCGAGGGAGGTTGAGGGATAGGTGCTTGGGCACCGTTTGGAGTCCATACCATACTTAACATCGTCTCATACGATGTATTCTGTTGCATTGCAAGAGACCCTGGACCAACCTTTCGATCTCCCATGTTATAGATATAGTGAATTCGTGAATCATCGGATGTATATTCCGACGTCAGAAATCCAGACTTGGACATTCGGAGAGTCCACTCAAGGTCTTCACCTCGGAAAGCGTCTTTAAAGTGGATAAGTTTTGCTACATCCGCCATCATAGGATTCAAGTGATTTGGAGGTCGCAAAAAGACTTCATCACGTGCCATTGTAGTTGTGAGAGTGTTCTCCAAACTATGTGTGAATGTGTAGGGGTCGATGCGTCCTCGGAGTCGCATTACAGGATAGCCTCCATGAAAACATGCGTTTAGGTCTTCAACATACTCGTCTGTAATTTCATCGTCATCGTCAATGAATGACAGATATTTGCCTTTGGCTTGAGTGAGTAACTGTTGACGTTTCATTCCAATGCTTGTTTCGCGGTTATCAAAGGCTACACAGACTTCCAGGCGAACATCTGGGCAAATCCGAGCTACTTTTTCTTGAACCGATGCAATCAATCTGCGAAGCTTCTCTTCACGCCCAGGAATGGTAGGAATCAACACCGACCAGTCATACGCATAGGTTTTGCGGCGAATGTATGTATACATGTCATCATTCCAGTATTTCTGATTACGCATGTAAAGTGCATCCATGTTTTGAGCATAGCCTGTACCTGGATGTTCGTGGCGAATGATGCAGTAAGGAACATATAAACACTTGGAGGCAAGTTCGCCTTTACAGAGGTCTGTCAGTTCAGTATCACAAAACAAGCTCTTGTAGTCTGGATGATAGATGTACCCAAAGGATTGATACATGGTTCGTCCATACATGCACAATGTATTCAGTTTATCTCCTTGGTGTCCATCGTTAAACCATAGGATACCATTCGTATCTGGAAATTTGGACAGCATATAGTTCCGAATTACATCGTCCCACCCTTTGAGTTGAGGAATCATATCATCGGAGACCAATACAACAATGTCCCATTCCCAGTCAACTTCGTTCATATTCGCATTACAGGCTTCAATTTTGGTTTTGTTTGGACTGAAAAAGATTCGCTTCCACGCTACTGGATTCAGAATCCGTAGAAGTTCTTCTTGAACTAGATTGCGTTTCATAGAATCATCGTCTTCATCGCATGAAATTACCACACCCAATTGCTCGGGATGGTTTGCGAGTCTTACATACGAGGCTAGGGTTTGAATGACTTTTTGAGGCCGACTTCGTGTAGGGCATTTCAACAGTATACGCATGGTCTTTTAGAAGGTATAACTATTAAGTTCCTTTCCGTCCTTACTCAATCGAGCAAATCGGAACGTGTATCCGAACAATCGGACCAAGAGTGAGTCTTCATCCACTTGAACCTTTCCAGCGACTGCAGGGGGTGCGCAGGCGGTGCCCTTGGCATGGAAACTCTTGGCGTCATCCGGTTGTAACATTGTTCCGTATCCATTCACATTGCAAATAGAACCTGCAAATCCACCATTGTCTCCGAGAATCACATCACCCAAGGCAGGCTTGGGGATGCCTGGTAAGACGCAGGACTTCACTAATCGACCATTGATATAGATGTCCAAGTTTCGTTGGAAGACCGTGACAGAGACGGCAAACCAGGATTGAAGAGGAACATTCTCAACGCTGCACGTGAAGGAATCGCCTGTACTACTTGTGCCGGGTTCAGCCGAGGCTGCGTCGCTGTTTGAAGGATACAAACTGACTCGCACATGAAGTGTGTTTTCACTGGGTGCCAAGAAAATACGAGGTCCTACAATACTTGCATTGTTCGACGCAACGCGCTTCAGAATTTCCTTGTCTTGACCGAATCGGTAATCCCAATCCGAGATATACATCCAATATTGAAGACCATAATCCGCTCCAGTTCCAATAGGAATCTCGCCTGCAGGAATCACGGTCTTGGTCTTTCCATCGACGGGCGCGGGTGTCTTGTCTCCAGAAGACTTTGCATCCATGAACGGAAGTCCTGGTTGTCCTTCACGCTTCTGAATGTAGTTGAAGAACGCTAATCCCAGATAGAGTAAGATGAACCCTCCGATGATAGATCCTATAATAGGCATCCATCCACCCGTCGCAGGGACTGAAGTGGTGGGTTGAAGAGTCACAAAGGGTGACGGAGCGGGTCTTGATTGGAATAGTCCCATTACTGTTTACGGAGGAACTTTCTTGGGAAACTCTTGCTTATACTAATGGAAAAACGGACATTGCCCCCTCTACATCCGCCTCCTGTAATGTACTGCAATAACTGCGGTGGGAAAGGTCACCTTTTCCGAACGTGTAGGGACCCCGTGCTGTCCTGTGGAATTCTGCTGATTGATCAACCCTCGGTTCCAGTCACCGACGACCCTGTAAAACTCTTGATGATACGCCGCAGAGATAGTATGACCTTTGCGGAGTTCATGCGAGGGAAATATGATTTGGAAGACACGGACTATATTGCAACCCTCGTCAAAAACATGACGCTCAAAGAACAGGCTGCGTTAGCCTCGGATTCATTCGATGCGTTGTGGCGTCAGTTATGGGGCGATGACCGAGCGACTTCGGACTACCTTCAAAGCCGTGAAAAGTTCGCCACACTTGACCGTATGGGATTGGTGCGAAACAACTTATCTGAATACATTGAACCTGAATGGGGATTTCCCAAAGGTCGACGAATGCGAGGGGAATGTGACCTTGCATGTGCGTTGCGTGAATTTGATGAAGAGACCAATATTCCACGCGAATCCTTTGTTGTGTTGAAGAATATTGCATTGACCGAAACCTTCTACGGCTTGAATGGAGTTCAATATAAACATGTCTACTTCGTGGCTCTGCTCAAACATCCCGAGATGCTGAACTTGACCCAAAAGATGACTGCGATGCAGCGGCGTGAAATTTCAGGGATCGGGTGGAAGACCTTTATCGAAGCCGATGCACTCGTCCGACCGCAACATGTTGAACGAAAAGCCATGCTTATCCAACTTCAATCAGTTATCGAAACATTTGAGAGCGAGACAATGTGACTGTAATCAAATACGAAACGACTGCAATGACAAAGACCCACCACCATAAGGGGAATACAGTGGACTCTTTTTCTTGTGTCCCAAATGGACGGATTCGTCCCTCTCTGCCGAACGCAATCGTGGGTTGGGCATAGAGGAACCCTGCGATTAAAAAGAGATAGACGGTGACCAATAGAATGCGGGATTGCTTGTCCATTGTTTTTCAACCAGATTTTTAGATGCTGGATAACAACAATGAGTCGGTCGTACGCATTACCGAATCGTAAAGCATTTGCGGATGCGATTACGAGGACTCTCTTACAGTATAGGAAACTCCCAACCGATGACGAAGATAAGGATGTCGATGTATGTCTCGCACGAGGCAGCAATGCGCGCGAACTCCTGCCTCATCAAAAGGTCGTCCGCGACTACTTGTTGATGGAAACCCCGTATCGTGGACTGTTGTTATACCATGGTCTGGGTTCAGGAAAGACCTGCTCGTCCATCGCAGTGGCGGAATCCTTATTGACGACTAAAAAGGTCTTTGTCATGTTACCTGCGTCCTTGGAATCGAACTACCGCGGCGAGCTGCGAAAGTGTGGTGACCCTCTCTACATGTACGACCAACACTGGCGACAACAATCCTTGACCGCAGAGACACGCGAGACCGCAAAGAAGCTTGGACTCTCCGATGGATTCTTGGACCGAAATCGAACCTTCTTCACCACCGTGCCCAATCAAGAGAAGAACTTTGATAAGCTTCCCAAGACCGCACAAGATACCATTGCGAAACAGATTGAAGACATCATTGACCAACGGTTCACTTTTATTCGTTATAACGGTCTGTCCTCTGCGAACATTGGCAAGTATGTTCCTGCCGATGGAAGCAATCCGTATGAGAACAGTGTAGTGATTATCGACGAAGTCCACAACTTCATTTCACGCATCTCCAATGCATCCGACATTGCGCGCAAGCTCTACGATTTGATTTACAATGCCCGTAACTGCAAGGTCGTTGCGTTATCGGGAACACCTGTGATTAACCGTGCGAACGAGGTTGGATATTTGATGAACTTGTTGCGTGGACCCATTGAACGCATTGTGATTCCAGTGCGTGCAATTCCATCCTGGGATGAAGAGCGTATGGCTTCGTTGTTGCGCGCCATTCCCGATGTGGATACGATTGAGTTTGTCACGTTGAAGAAATACATTCTATTGACACGCAATCCTCCCAATTTCCGAAGTGTCTACAACGAAAAAGGTGACCGAATTGCAGTTCAATATGTAAAGGATCTTCCCTTTACACCCTCTGCGCCGGATTGGGTGAATACCTGGGCTCCCAAGTTTCAGACGGATGTTGGTGGAGCCGAACTTGCATTGGATCGAGTGTCGACTGAAGTCTTTGATGCGTTGCCTACGGTCTACGAGGAGTTTGCGACCTTGTTCTTGGACGGACTTCAAATGAAAAACACACAACTGTTCCAACGACGCATTCAAGGATTGGTCTCCTATTTCAGAGGTGCGGATGAACGCATGTTGCCTCGACGTGTGGACGACGATAAGCTGTTGGAAAAGGTTCCGATGTCCGATGCGATGTTCAACAACTATTTGGCGGTGCGATTTGACGAAATCAAGCAAGATGCACGACGAAAGCTGAACCCTGCGAAATCCGAAGACAATGAAATGAAGACCTTTCGTGTCAATTCTCGTCTTGCCTGCGACTACTCGATTCCACCTGAGATTCGTAGACCTGAACCCGATGAAGCGTTGACGGAAGACGCTGAACCTGAACCCTTGAAGAAATTGAAAGCAGATATCCTAGAGAAAATCAAGGCAGACCCTGCACGATATCTGACAGAGACTGCGCTTCAAACCTACAGTCCCAAGATGCTCCGAATGTTTCAGAACATCCGCGAATCCCTTGGAGGCGAGGCACGACGAACCCAATTGCTGTATTCCAACTATCGTAACTTGGAAGGGTTGGGCGTGTTTTCAGCGATTTTGAGTGCGAACGGATGGCAAGAATATAAAATCACCAAAGAAGCCGGTCAGTGGATTGAAGACCCCTCCATGGATGCCGAAAAGCCTGCCTATGCCTTCTTCACGGGTAACGAAGACATGGAGCAGCGTGAGATGTTTCGTCAGATTTTCAATGCAAAGTATGCCGATGACTTTCCACCCAGTCTGAAACAGTCTGTGGAATCAGCGCCCAAGAAGAAGTTGGTCTTGTTTATGATTACTGCGGCCGGTGCTGAAGGTATTACTTTGGCGAATGTGCGACATGTTCACTTGATGGAACCTCATTGGAATCCTGCACGACACGACCAAGTCATTGGACGCGCCATTCGATTGTGTTCTCACGCATCGTTGCCGTTGGAAGAACGAACCGTTCGTGTCTCGTTCTACATCAGTGTGTTTACAGAGTCTCAATCCAAATCTACCGAAGGTGCGAACAATGTAGTGCTTGTGCGTCGTAACGATATGGCCACCAAACGATATGAAGGGGAACCGACTGAAGTGTTCATGTCCACCGATGAATATCTCTATGAAACGACCTATGAGAAGGATGTGACCAATAAACGAATTAGTTTGCTGCTTAAACAAGCTGCCGTCGACTGCGAAGTTCATCGTAAACTCCATAGTCGCGAAACACCTGTGATTTCATGTATGCGATTTGATAGCACAGTTGCCGGTGAAGACTTAGCCTTCAAGCCTGATTTGAAGACAGAAGAGTTGGACGATTCGTATTTGCGAAACATGCAACGCCGTAAACGACGACTCCAAAAGGTTCAGATTAAGCAGATGGTCTTCTTAATTGACCCCGATACCAAGGAGGTCTTTGATGGACCTGCATTTGAAGATGGTCAACGCTTACTTAGATTGGGACAGATGACGTCACCGGTACAGATACGCTGGCTACCGGACCTTCAGCTTGCGTAAGCACATCCTCTAAAAAGCCATCACAGATGGTTGCCCAGCTCTTGAACTGATAGGCTCGAACCTTTGAACGCTTTTCTGGTAAGGTGGCAATCATGGACTCCAATGCAGCTGTGACATCCGAGTTTGCAAAGGTTGGAGATGAGAACCCATGGGGCATACCGCCTGCAAAGTAATATTTTCCATTGGATGGAATGAATTCAGCCGTGGAAGCATCCATAAACGTATGATAGCTTCCAACATCGGTAACAACCTGTGGGGCTCCTACATACATATGTTCGAGTTGGCACAATCCAAATCCTTCTCCATCTGATGTATTGATACCGATATCGGCTGCATTGTAGAGCTGATTAATCGCTTCATCACTCAATACATTCGGAGGTGAAGTATCGATCAACAACAGGCGACGTCCAAACTGTTGGAAATCGAGTCCATTGTCTTTGAGTTCCTCGAGGTAGATGCGCTGAATGTCGTAGTGTGCACCCGTCTGAGGTTGAATATTGGTTGCAATTGCTAAATAGTAAGGTTTTGTAGGCTGTTTCTTGAGAAGCCCTACAAATCCTGCAACCGTTAAATCGATACGTTTACGTTGACTGTTACGATTGGCATTGAGAATCACCAGTGCATCTGCAGGAAGTGATAGGTTGGTCTGGCGAATCGATTTGCGAGCGTCCTCCGACATACAGGTGTAGACGGTTGGATCTACAGCGTGTTCCAACACACGAACGTCCGAGAATGGACCGTACTCTAAAAACTTTGCTTTCCAAATGTCTGTGAAGCAATAGATACGGTCTGCATGCTTTTGTAGAATTTCAATCAATGGAGGTGCAATACCTGTATAGACTTGGTCGACATACAACCAAAGCTTATAGTCTGACTTGCCTCGCTCGTGTTTCATCGAGTCAATGAACTTCGTAATCGTATAGGGGTCATTATAAATCATCACTACATCGGGTT